GCCTGCAACAGAACAAGCGAGGTGCCCGGCGTCGTGCCCGGAGTACCAACCGACTGATAGATGTTGTTGAACGAGTTGGCAACGTCAGCGTCGATGCTGGCGGCCAACTGGCTGATACGCGGCTTCAGCACGCGCTCGGCAAAGTCGTCCAACTGCATCGTCATTTCGGCGGTCGTGAAGTTGACGCCGATGTGCTTCTGCGAAGCAACCGTCAAGGTCGTGAACTGCTCGTTGTCGTCCTGAACTTGCAGGGCGGCACCGTCAGTCACAAGAGCGCGGTCCGGCAGACGGATACGCAGCGTGGTGCCGATCTTGGCGCCTTCAACAGCGTACGAGTCGTCGTACTGGCGGTTAACGTTGCGGGTGATCACAAGGTTGTTCTCGAGGATTTCGAGAGCCTTTCTCGTGATCATATCAATTGTAAGAAGTGTATTAGCCACGAAAGTGTCTCCAAAAAGGTGTTAGCGGTTACGCGCTTCCCACTGCTTAATCTGTCGCTGACGCTCGCGCTCGATCCACTCTGACGCACTCATGGCCGCGATGGACCGTGGGTCTGTCGTGTCGTAGACCGGAGCGCCAGTGCCTTTTGCCGTGACAGGCTTAATAGGCGGGGGCGCACTGGTAGTCTTCTTAACCGGGGCGGGACTGTCGGCCATTTTGGCCTCAATCTTCCCGATTTCCTTAGCCTGAAGGAACTGCGGTAAGCGGGAAATGCGCTCGGCTTCCTTCGGATTAGACCCCAGAAAGTAGGCTATATCTGGCCCCAATTCTGACGCCTGAATCGTCTGTGCCATCACAGTCGTGATCGGCAGCGAGTTGTTGTACGCGACTTGTTCAAAGTCATCGTACTTGTCACGCGCCGCTTCTTCACGCTCGTGATACGCCTCTAGGAGAGCCATTTGCTCCCGCTCTGCTTCGCGTCGGGCAAGAAGTTCTGTTGCTTTGCGTTCGGCCAAAGCCTCGGCATAAGCGTCAGGGTCTTCGTCCCTACTCGGCAGAGCAGCGGCTTCAGCCGTTCCCGGCGTGGCCTTTAACGCCTGCTCTCTTTCCCACTTGCGACGTTCCCTCGCAAGCCTCTTGCCAACCATTGCGTCTAACTCTTCTTGAGTAAACGTCTTGGCTGACTTTTCCTCCGGCTGTTGCGTTTCTGCAACGACTTCGGGTTCCGGGGCCGCCGTAGCCTCCGGTTCCGGCGCGGATACTTCCGCTACAACTTCAGGGACTTGATTTTCGTCCGACATAAACTTCCTTACGGAAACCTGATGAACCGCATCAGTACGGTCAAACTTTAACTTACAAGTTGTTGTTTAGCAACAACCCATAGATTAACTGGAGGTCATGTAGCAGCCAGACACGTATATGGTCTTTCCAGACAGATTCGCGTTGGTTGTTGGCGTGAAGGAGCCGACCGGGAAGAAGTTAATTCCCGTTGAGATCACGTATGCCTGAATAGCCGATCCAACGTCCGACATAATTGTGACGGGACTTTCCTCAACGTTCACAAACGGCGGTCTTGAAATAATTGCCGCGCTAGCGTTAGCCGTAGATGGATATACAACCGTGCCGGTATAGGTCACAAGGCGCCCAACCTTGGTGTATTTGCCCGCTCCAGTAGAAAAGGTTAGCCCAGCGCCAGATTGGTCGGTGATCGTAAAGTTGCCTTCCTCGTAGTCGTCAAGGACGTTAGGCCTTGCATCAGCAACCTGAGTGGCCGGGAACTCAACGCCGGGAGTTGCAACGTTAAGGTCAAACTTGGCAGGAGAGTTGTACTGCAAGCCCGTGGCATCACCGCCAGAACCGACAGTTGCATAGTTGCCGTAAGTGCTAACAAATTGAGCGACGCTGTTTCCGCCAACAATAACCGGCGACTGCAACGACACCATGACGTTTTTGGTAAAATTACAGACCTTGCGAGGGCTGTCACCAAAGTTGATTAGGCCTTCAGGAATAGTCGCATACGTATGGAATAAGCAGTTATCAACGGTTAGCACTTCAGAGAAAATGCCGTTTGCGTCCTGACGCACCCAAATAACGGACTTACCAGTATCAGTGGTGCCCTGCGCGTCTTCAAACCAACATCCTTCAAACTTCGGAAATAAGATGCCGGACAGCAACACAACGGCAGCAGTTGGGTCAATAAACTCCATGATGCAGTCGCGGAATACCAGTTCGTATCCCGTCTGGAATTCAATGTTGGACTGCGGGGTTCCACAGTTCTTGACCCAACACTGTTCAATAACGTTAATGTTGGTTAGATTGACCGGGGCAGATCCGATCGACTCGATTGCTTTTAGCGTTGCCGCACCAGCAGTGCCAAACACGCCAAACGTGCAACGGTAAACGTGCGAGCCGATCAGGACGCCTTTGATGCCAGCCGTCAGGCGACCGTAAAAGTTACAGTCGGCAATCAACAAGTGCGATAGGTAGACACCAGAGGGCGAAGCAATACCCCACCGAGCCTTGGTGGCATCGTCAGAATCAAACTCTAAGTTTTGAATAATTCCGTTTTCAGCGGTAAACGCTGTAGCAACGCGGAAATACCCTTGGATCGCGCCACCGCCCGATCCCATAATAATGGACTTGCCCTTAACGCCAACAACTTGAAAATTGTTTTGCGACAAAATAATAGGCGCCGTAATCTTGTACGTGCCCGCAGGGAAAAACACTGACTTGTTGGCCGTGATTGCCGCTTGAATGGCAATCGTATCGTCTACAACACCATCGCCTACAGCGCCGTAGGCTTTGACAGACACCATTTCCGACAACTGCGAGGCCGTAGCCTTAACGGTTACGCCGCCTTGAACAATCGGCACTAAACTTGCGCTAGAAACCGGATTGGTTGCCGATGTCAGTTGGGAAATCTTAATGGTGGACATGTCTTACTCCTTACCCCACGGCAGTTTGACCTCAACGGCCACCGGCGCTGGATTCTCGACTTCTTGCTTAATCTTGGCGGCAAGGGCTTCCATACCGGGCTTTGAGATTTTATCCCATACCCAGCCCAGCACGACGCCCTCGGTCAAATCCTCAAATGGGATGAAGTCACCCGACGGCAGAGACAACTCGGTCACAGCATCCAGCGCATCGCAGCGCCAATGAACGCAATAGACGACGTTTTCCTTGTCGTTGAGTTTTGGATAAGCCGTAAGGCTCTGGACTTTCCACTCGGCCATTAGACCGGCGCTCCCTCAACTTCCGTCCACGCCTGTGCGGCCTCGTCCCACGAGTACATCTTGCCATCTTCCGGCATCGGCACCGGAGCCTGCCATTGGGCATTGGCGTCTAGAACCCACGACGGGTACGGCTGCGGCGCTACGAAAGCGTCAATGTCAGCGCGGTAGGTGTAACCAACGCCTGCGTAGTTCTTGCGGATGTTGCCGTTGTAACTGGTTTGTTTCCAGTTACCGCCAAGCAACTTCTGGCAGAACGCCACGCCGATGCTTTCTACCTCGTTGCCGTTAGCGTCAGACGTATCCTTGTTGTCTACGACGATGACGCGCTTAACGACGTTGTTCTCGTCCAATTCAGCAAAATGTGCCATAACCAATCCTCAATTTGGGCAAAACTCTTTAATCGTAGTATGGGCGCACAACGCCCTGGCCTGTTTATCAGTCCGTACATGGTACGCAGAAATGTGCGAGTAACCTAGTTTGGTCGCCACCCACACCCTTTTGTGTCCCATATACACCCGTAATATTTCTTTCCTCCAACTCTCCTTATTGGGCAGCACCGGATTTGGGTCGGTCTGGTACTGCTCGTAAGGCGAGTAAACGATAATCGGATGCACCATGCCTCGCTGCTGGATGTCGGCCTTAATAATTGGCATAAAGGCTTCCGGCAGTTTGTGCATGAAGATTCCTAAATCCGATAACGCATACTCCGCATAAAACTGTGGAAAATCGTTATGCTGCGCCTTGAGTATTCTCAAGATGCAACGCCGTCAAACTGCTTTCGTCACCAACATAGCCAGCCGGAAAAGTGTTAAACGCAAGGGAAACGCGATCATCGCCCTGCACGGTTTCCACCATGTGCGTCAGGCTTGACGGGAACAGCATCAAATCGCCAGCCCCAACCTCAAACCACCACGAATCGCTGTTGTAGAGGTTGTAGTTGTCGGTCGGCAGTTTGATCTGCTGATAGCCGTCTTTGTAAAAGTAAATTTTGTCCCGCTCACGGGCAGCCTTGAGATACAGCACCCCAGACACAAACGAGTTGGGATGCGCGTGTTTGTGGTGGTACTGACCGGCTTTGGTGTAGTTCAGCCACGATTGCGTCAGGCGCAGCGTAACGTCGTGTTTCGGCGCGTAGATAGAGCGCAGATACTCGTTAACGCTGGCCTCGGCAAATGCCTTGAGGCTTGCCATCGTGTCGTGGCGCAGCACATAGCGGTCATCGCTCGTCGTGTTGCCCATGTTGCTATGCGTCGGCTGCTCGTCCACAAACGCCATTTCCTCGGCGGTGTAGTCCCGTCCAAGTTCAAACTTAGCGACAGCCGTAGGAAAGAGGTTGTATGTAATCACGCAACCGCCTTTTCAATCTGGGAAACGTAGTCGTCAAACGCAGCCTGTTGCTCGGGCAACAGAATCGTCGGCACCGCGTCCTCAAGTTCCTTGATCTTTTCAATCGTGAACATGATTTCGTCCCACGACGGCTTGGGTCGCGGATCTTCCCAGCGGGTAATTTCGCGGTTGCTGATCTCCCACTTTGCGCCGGGGCGAAGCAAGTGCATCGCCGTATCAATGCCCATGAGTTGATAGGTTTTCATGTGAAGTTGACCTTGAGAATTACGATGCCGGAGCCGCCTGCGCCGCCGTATGCGCCAGTTGATAGGCCGCCACCCGCGCCGCCCCCACCTCCGGTGTTGGCTGTGCCAGCAGGCGCAGTTGTATCATTTCCAGTTCCGTTCGCACCGCCGCCTGTGCCACCAGTACCACCGCTAGAGTTAAAACCGCCACCGCCACCACCGCCAGCGTAAGTGACAGATGAGCCGGAGATAGAGGAGGCCGTGCCATTACCGCCGTTACCGCCTACGCCATTAGGAGGACTTGCACCAGCACTACCAGTAGCAGAAGCACCGCCACCGCCGCCACCTCCGCCAGTATTTGACGGAGCGGTATTGGCTGCTCCTGCTCCACCATTATTTCCTTGAGATGGTGATGTGCTTGGCGTATTGCCAGAACCAACGGTGGTGGAGCCAGAACTTTTTTGGCCGCCGCCACCGCCAGAACCTCCGTTCAATCCATTGTTATCGCTACCGCCGCCTCCGCCGCCTCCGGTTGACGTAATGGTGCTGAAAACAGAGTTGTTGCCAGAACCACCGGGCGCAGAGTTTTGCGGCGCAGCGCCAGCAGTACCGCCACCGCCGACAGTAATCGTATAGTCAGTTCCGGCGGTAACACTTAATCCTGTGCCAGTCCTAAAACCGCCTGCGCCACCGCCGCCACCGCGATTGTTTCCACCTCCACCACCCCCCGCAACAACGAGGTAGTCAACGCTCACCGCACCCGCTGGTGCAGTCCAATTCTGCGATGACTTGAAGGTGAAGATTGTGGCAGAGCCGATGTCGTACTTGAGGATGACGATGCCGGAGCCGCCTGCTGCCGCTGCGGACGAGTTTCCGCCGCCTCCACCGCCACCACCTGTGTTAGCCGTCCCTGCCGTTCCCGCCGGACTAGAAGAAACGCCGCCATTACCACCGCCGCCTGTACCGCCTGTACCGCCCGAACCAGTAGTGTTGGCTCCACCGCCGCCGCCACCAGCATAATTTACGCTACCGCCAGAAATTGAGGATGCAGTTCCAGCGCCACCGTTGCCGCCTGTGTTAGATGCGCCATTTGCGCCAACGGCAGATGCTCCGCCACCGCCTGCACCTGCGCTAGGCCCGCCCGACGCCACATAAGCGCCCGTTCCGCCATTGTTGCCTTGCGAAGGACTAGCAGAGGGAGTGTTTCCATTGCCACCAGCATAAGACGTTGTTCCAACCCAAGAACCGCCGCCTCCCGAGCCACCAGCACGACCCGGCGCTGTATTTGGAGCGCTTTTTGCTGATGCGCCGCCACCACCGCCGGTTGACGTAATGGTGCTAAATACGGAATTAGAGCCATCTGCGCCATCAGTTTGGGATGGGTTTGACCCGGCTGCGCCGCCACCGCCAACGGTAATGGTGTAATCTGTCCCGGCGGTTACTGAAAATCCAGTTCCCGTGCGAAAGCCCCCGGCTCCACCTCCGCCACCACCTACACCGCCCCCACCGCCGCCACCCGCGACGACAAGGTACTCCACCGCGCTAACACCGCTCGGGCAAGTCCATGTGCCGGTAGAAGTGAACGTGGCTACGACAGATTGAATGGGGACAGAGTATTTGAGGATAACGATGCCAGAGCCGCCTGCTGCGCCATCCTGTGCAGTTCCGGGGCCGGAGGTATTAAATCCACCACCACCGCCGCCACCACCTGTATTTGCAGTGCCGGCTATTGCAGCAGTGCCAGTGCCTATTCCACCTTTTCCGCCGCCACCAGAGCCGCCATCACCGCTTATGCCATTTAGGTTACTGCCACCACCACCACCGCCGCCAGCGTAAGTTACGCTGCTGCTAGAAATACTAGATGCAGTACCATTACCACCAGCGCCAACAACAATAGCACCGCCAGTACTTTGACCGGCAGCGGAAGCGCCGCCTCCGCCACAAGCGCCGTCATAAGTGCTAACTAATCCCGGACTACTTCCACCATTGTTTCCTTGAGACGGAGAAACGCTAGGCGTGTTTCCTGTCCCTCCGGTTTTAGCGCTTGGAAAACCATAAGATGCTCCGCCACCGGAGCCCCCATTTACGCCATTTCTGTTTCCACCAGCACCACCGCCGCCACCGGCTGAAGTAATAGTACTGAATACGGAATTATTGCCGCTCGCGCCATCATTTGTTGTGCCGCCAGCGCCGCCAGCGCCAACAGTAATGGTGTAATCGGTACCTGCGGTAACAGACAATCCTGTTCCTGTGCGGAAACCGCCAGCACCGCCGCCACCGCCACGCTCTTTACCACCACCCGCGCCACCCGCGACGACAAGGTACTCAACCTCGGTCACGCCGGTCGGGGCAGTCCAGTTACCCGATGCGGTGAAAATCTTGTATTCGGTAAACGCTCCGCCGCCCGCAACTTTGGCAGCGAGCAGCAAACTCATAATGCCGCTCATGGCTTAACTCACATTACCGTTAATAACGCAAACCGTACCTGATAAGAACAGTATTGTCGCCACGCCTCTTGTAGCCAATGACACCGTAGCCTTGTCTGCATCCGTACCCGCGATATACGCCGTCGTAATCGTGCAAGTAATTGTGATAGCGCCCGAGGTGTTGTTGAAAATAGACACCACATCGCCAGCGGCAAACGTCGCATCGGGAATCGTGATGGAGCCAGAAGCGCCGACCTCGATGAACTTACCCACATCGCCGGTAGCCAACGAATACGAAGTCGTCTTAGCCGATCCCGACTGCGGTACGTTGCGGAAACCAACGCTGAAGTTTTCATCCGGCAGCGTTACGGTACGCGCAGCAGACGGGCCGCTGAACGTAATAACTTGCGTAAATACCGGCACCGTCGTGTTGGCATCCGGCAACGTCATCGTGCGGCTGGCAGAAAGCGTCGTCGGGGTCAGCGTGACGGCATACGAACTCGTACCGCCAGCGCGACCAGCCAACACCACTGCGTCCTGCGTAGCAGCAGCCTCAGAGCGCACCGCACTCGCAGCGCGGAACGTCTGGGCAGCGGTAAAGGTATTTGCCGTGCCGGTGACAAGACCGAGCAAGTTAGTGCCGGTCAGTTTGTAGTTAGCGCCGGAGCGAGCAATGACGTATTCATCGCCTGCTTGCGCCGGGGCGCCAGATGCTAATGCACTAATCTTTGTGTCGGCCATGATTTACTCCAATTCGATTTTGCTGTCGTCTTCGAGCAGCACAAATGAGTCGTCTTCAAGCAACAAGAAGTTACCAGCAGGCGTCGGGGCAGTTGCTTGTTTCCCCAAGGCAATAGCGGAGCCTAGCCCTACGGCTACTCCATTCTGCACAGCAACGCCGTAAAAAGAGCCCATTAGTTTCCGCTAATCGGCTTAGCGTACAAAGTGCCGCTAGAAGAAACTTGAATCGCTGATACGCGCCACGGGCCGCCTGTCCCTTGCGGTACAGAAAACGGAATCGGCACGTTAGCGGGAATTGGCGTGCTGCTGGTCGTTGCAGTCACCCCGTTGCCGATGGTCACATAGGCGTCGCTTGTCGTCCAAACCAACAAAGCCTGAACGCCAGCGTCCCAAGTTCCTGTAGACCCGGCAGTGCCAGAATAAGAGGCAGTCTTGGCCGGGAACAGACTGTCGTCTAACGGAATAAGTAATTGCATCGTCTATACCTCAAGCCAAGTTTGCGCTTACAGAATTTCGTTTTGCGCGGTTTTCGGATTTTAAAATTACTTGCAAATTGGACGGAACGTGGAGCCCCGACACCTCTTTGCCCCGCAACGGAATTATATGGTCTACTTCCCATACCACCCCCGTTGCCTTAGTTCTCAATCTAGCAACGTCATAAAACTGCGCCATCAGCCATCTGTCATCAGATGTATTCCATTTTGGAACACGTTTGGCGCGTCTTGCAACGCTAGCAACCGCCAAAGCAGTGTGCTTTTCTGGGTGTTTTTTCCGCCACCGTAATGTTTTGGCTTTTACCTTGTCAGGGTTAGCCTTTTCCCAAATTTTCCGATCAATAGCAATCTTGTCCTTGTTTTTGGCTTGCCACCTTTTTACTCGGGCGCTGTGAACATCGCGGTTTGACTCAAGCCATTTACGACATGACTGCTTATAAGCCTCGGGGTTAGCCTGTCTCCATTCCCTTGATTGAGCAGAAACACACTCAATACACTGTGCGCCATTAACGTAACGATCAGACAAATGCCCGTGCTTACACGGTTTTCCCGTGTTGTAGGTAAATAAACCAAGGGCTTTTGCTTCTCTTCTTTTCATGCTAGGAATTTGAGGCGGTATATTGTAGATAAATACAAGCCAAATATGGCGTCTAACAGGTTTTGCAGCGTCGTGTCGTCTTTACTGACGACTTTATACCGCATTTCCTCAAGTTCCTTAAGTTCCTTTTCCAGAAAGTCAAGTACGTTGTTTGACTTCTGGGCAGATGCTAGGGCAATCGGGCCGATCAGTCCGTGCCGACCCTGATACGCCTCGGCAAAGTCGTCTGCGAGGGGAATGATGCCCTCGTAGAACTTCTGTAGTGCCTTGTGTTTAGCGTAGTTACGGGTATTCAGGTGCGTGGAATGGGTCACATCCCGCGCTAAAAATAGCCGTCCGATAAAGACTTCGCAGGTCATTGCGGCGGTAACTCCATCGGCATTTGCGGTGGCATTTCCATCGGCATTTCAGCCTCTCTAGGGGCCGGGGCTACAAGGTCATTAGAGGACAGCATCCCGCTAATCGTGCCCATCACGATGTCTTGGATTTGCTCTTCGGACATACCCGCCTGAACCGCGCTGATACGCTTAGTTTCGGCGTCATACGCCTTGATCTGCGCTTCCTGCTCCTTAATTCGCAGTTCCGTGGCTTCCATGGACTGCGAGACGTTCTTAAGCATCTGGAACATCTGATCCATTTCAGCGCCCATCGCCTCAATCTGCTGATTAGCAGCCTGCAACGCTGGATCTTCGTCTGGATCAGCAAGCAGTTTCGGATCAATGGTCTTGGAGAGACGCTTGGCGATTTCCTGCGCTCCCGGCCAATCCATGTTCTTGACGAACAAGTCGCCTGCTACGCCCCAAAGGTTCGGGTTGGCTTGCAGGATTTGCGACATCGCGTCCATCGCCTCTTGGCGCTTGGTCATGTAAGACGGGCCGGTCGTGACGGCTACGTCGTACTTACCAACGGACGGGTTGTAGATTTTCTCGATAACAACGCCAGCCTGATCCACCAACTTGCGGACAGGCTCTTGCTGCATCGGGTCGATACGCACCGTCGAGGTTTCCCCGTCGATGCCGATGATGCGAGCGATACGCTGGGTATCGTAAATCTTCGGAATCAAGTCAACGAGTTGACGCGTGACGTAGCGGATAGCGCGGGCAAGGTTATCGACGTAATGATATGACCCCGTATCGCCCTGACGTTCACGCGCCAATATGGCCCGACCCGAGCGCTCGTTAGACGTGGCGCCAAGGCTAGAGTCATAGTAGCCCGTCGTAGACTTAATGTCGTCCGACGCGCCCATCTTAGCCTGAATAAGCCCTGTTTGTGCAAGGGGTGGGGCGGCACGTTGGGGCAGCGGCAGCATGTTGCCAGCGCCGTCCGTAACGTCAGGATTGACCTCCAAATACGGCCAGTTCTGGGTATTAGCGGTCTTCCACTGATGCTCGTATCCCTCAAACTGACCACCGTAGCCGATAAACGGCGCTTTGGGGGCCAAGGCGAGCATTTCCGCCTCTTGGGATACCCAGTAGTTGTACATGCGCTGCGCGTCTTTAGCGTTACGCACGAGGCCGCTAATGTAGATACGGCCTTCAACCTCGTACTCGTTGCCAACAACGCGGACAACCGGAATCGACTTACCAGGCCACTCCTGCTCTTCCAGCACTTCGTAGCCGTTCGTCTTCATCCACTTAATCTTGCGGATGTCTACGTCACGGGTGCGAACAGGGGCGAGGCCCATAGCCTCCATCTGCGCGGCTTCGGGCGAGTCGGCGTAGGCGGTCATACCGCCCGGATACAGGTTTAACTTCGCTTTTTCATAGTAAGCGTAGAAGTATTCCGCAATCCGTACTGAATCGTCGGTAATCCACTGCGCCAGATTCTCGTCACCAATACCACGGCTCTGGATCGACGAGATGGGTTCGGCGTCAGGAAAATGACGCTCAAACTCCTCACGGGGCATGTCCTCGGTTAT